GTATCAGTTCCATTTACTGCCAACGTTAAATGCAATTGGAATAACTCGATCACCGCCGAAGGTTCGAGCATTTGAATCTGTTCTTGTATCGACTGGGGAACAGTTGGCATTTTACGCCTCCGCTACTTCTTGAAAGGTTGCTGTAATTGTTGCCAAGTTAGGGTAAGGAATTGTTTTGTTCCAAGAAGTACAAATATATTTAGCGCTCGCCGATTCGCTAGGGGGTGTAAAAGTAAAACTTTCAGTCCCGCCTCTTGCATCAAGAAAGGTTTCTATCGTGTCGCTATCGGTTTCGCTTAAATTTTGCCAACGTAAACTCCATTTCTTTAAATTTTGATTAATGCCAAACGTTGAACGTTGAGAATAACCCGACCCAAAAGCCGCCGTGTTTGTTCTTGGTGCGCTGGCTTTGCTTAAACCAAAACTTGATTCGATTGAGGGAAAGGTTGCCATTATGCGTAAAGTAAACCCCCCGGCCTGCGTTCATTTGCAATTTGATTTTTAACAGCCATCGCGACGACTTTTCCTAATACTCTTGCTTGACCTTCATCTCCTTCAACTTCGGAACCTCCAGACGCATCAACATTAACAACAACGCTAGTGGAACCCATACCCCCTAACTTGTGATTCGGTGTGATGTTTCCGCTTTGATTTCCCATCCTTAAAATCTCTGGCCCTTGCTCACCTACTAGATAAGCTTTATTAGCACCAACAGGGCCGCCCATTGCTCGACCACCGCCAAAGATAGAAAGACCGCTAAACCATCCAGTTATGTTTTTAGTAAATGTTTGCTGTATTGCTATACGTGCCATATCTTTGATAATGCTATTTGCTAAATCCCTAAAATTTAATTTGCCAGTAGTCACGAAATCATATAACGAATTTTCCATTTTTCTGATCCCACCTATAACAACATCCGCCATTGATTCCTCTACGGTTTTAATAGAATCACTAAATTTTTTCAATTTGGATTGCATTTCTTGACCGAAAGTTTTCGTCAACCCGTCGCCTACATCTTCTACAGGTTTTACCAATCCTTTTAAAATATTTTTTTGATCTTCAAATTTTAAATTTACATCGTCTAAAACTGGTATAACCGTTTCAAATATTCCTAGCTCTTTTACCGCTGCGTTTTCTACTAAATCATCAAAGATATTTTCTCTTAAATCTCTAAATTCTTTACTGTTTTCAAATTGTTTGATTATTGGTTTAAAGATCTTCATAGGGTTCAATACAACCCCTGTAACTCTCTCTACGAAATTATCATCGGGTACAAATTTAGGCTGTTGTTGTAAAGCTTGTTCGCTTGCTTGCTTAAATAATTTATCTCTTAATTCTGCGTATTCATCAGCGCCCAGTTTGATTCTAAGTTTTTCTAAATTGCTCCATTTAGCGAACATTTCATCCATTAACTTGAATATATTTCCAAGATGTCCAACTATCCATTTAAAAATAGGACTCAAAGCTCTTTCAATATTCTTTGCAAATAGTTCTAAATCATCACTAATCGCATTTAGTCCAAGAGTTACAACGTCGAAAAGATCTGTTGCCGCTTCAACTAAAGGCTCTAAGAACGGCTCCGCTGCCCCGCCTAAAGCTTCATTGAAATCTCTGAACTTCTGCCCTAACGTATCAAACGCACCCGCTAAACCTTCCGCCGCTGCCCTCGCCGCGCCCTTATAACTTCCCTCGACAATCTTTAATATTTCCGCTTGCGCTTCCATTGCACGCCCTGAATTATGTAACTCAAGAATCATTTCACGTTGCGTTTCTGTAAATATCACACCTGAACGAGATAACGCCGTTAAACCTCTTGTTGGATCACTTAACGCCTTTGCTAACTGTAGGAAAGAACTTTTTAAATCTGTTTGGTTAATCTGCGCCAAGTCCGCCGCTGTTTCTGCTACTCGGCTATAAGAATCAACACCAATATTTTTAAAACTGGTTAATAATGCAAAACCTTTTTGAAATGCTTTCTCATCAAATAAAGTTTCAAATCCTAATTCGTCAGCAATGCCTCTAAGTGCTTTAGCTGCTACTGGAGCATTCGTTGTGACTCGTTCTAAGCCATTTGCCAACGTTGCAAAATCGGCCTCTCTTTCTGCTACTACTCGAAAACTAGATTGTAATGTTTTAAATGTTCCAACGGCTAAACCTATAAGCGCTAATGGTTTTGCTAATCCTTTAAATGCCCCCGCTAAATTCTTTGCTCTACCTTGTACCCCTTGCATAGAGTTCCCAAGTTCTTTTATCTTCTTTTGTCCTTTTACATTCGCGTTGATAGTAATTCCGTAATTACCGCCACCTGATCCGGGTATTCCTCTAGGCATTATTTAGCCTCCTTTTTATTTAATAAGTTCATTGCCGTTATTTCCATAACTTGTAAATCTTCAAACACGGAAGGCAAATCTTCTATTGAATAAAGTTTAGCTGTAGCTACTACGCTCGCATAATCTAAACCCGTTACACCTGCCATTGATGTTCGCCATTGCGTTTGAACACGTAAAAACAATAAAACTGCCTCTTCATTTTCAGGCCATACTTCAAAGTCATCGTCTTTCTCAGGTTCAGGTAATGCGATGCCCATCATTGCCGCATCACTCATTAAATCATCTGTGTTATTTCTATCTCCGGCGGCCCAGTATTCAGCCGCCTCTACTAGTTTTTTCTTTTAGCTCCGGCTATTGAATCAAAGAACGCTTTAGAAATACTCGTTGCAAGCATTGGAACATCAATGACTTGGGCTAGTGCCTTTTGTGAAAACTTAATTGGGTTGCCGTCCTCGTCGTTGATACCGTCCCAACCCAAAAGAACTTCTTTTAAAAATTCAATTTCATCAATAGTATTATTTTTTATTTGTTCATCTATTTCTCTTATTCTCGTTTGAGTTATTCTTTTAAATTCCGCGTCAAAAGTATATCGCGCATGTTTTCCACCATCCACGGGCATATCATGAGAAACAGGCCATTTATAAGTATCGGCTTGTTTTAATACAAAAGACATAGATTGCTATTTACTCATAGTAAGAGTAAACCCCTTACACACTAAAAGCAATATCTACTGGAAGACTAGAGCAACCTCATCATTACCTGACGCTGTAGGTGTTGGGACATAAGGAACAGACAACATTTGTATTCCTGAATCATCGGAATAAGTTGGGTTTCCAATATCACAAACAGGCATTACCGCCGCGACAATATTTCCGGCTGTGGTTCCATGTTGCAGGCAAACGCGGCCTGTTGTGTTGTCATTAGCAATAGTAAAGAAATCTTTCTGAGCAATGGTTGGCGCTTCAATAACAATTTCACCCGTTGGCGCTCTATTGGTTAATAGAACTTCAGTCGTGCCACCAACTAATTCTCTATACACAATTTCATTCGACATATCAACGTTAATACTTGAAATCTTGGCGGTGTCAAAATCCATCACAGAAACAGCAACCGTATTACCTGCTTTAAATAAAACGGGTGTTGTCTGGTTTGAATAAGTTGTTGAAGGTAAAGCCGTATCTGTTGGAGCTACATACTGCCCCGTCATGGAGAAATTAAAAACTGGAATAGCGCCCAAACCAAGAGACATATTAAATGTCCCTCGACACCCGACCGCCTTATGTAAAACCCCGGAGTTATTGAAATAAATAGTTGTTGATTCAAAGCCGGTTGAAATTGGTAAATATTTAACGTTTGCGCTAATTGAATAACCTGAACTTGCACCGGGTACAAATGTTGCAGTTCCGCCGGGCTTGACTGTTGCTACTTTCGACGAACCTACATAATCGACGATTAAACCTTTATGCCCGTTACCTGTTCCGCTTGTAATTGTAATTGTTTTGCCAACGTAATAATCATCTACCGCGCTAGCACCTGACGCCAAAGTGATTGAACCCGCGCCGCCTGCCTGCGCCGATCCGGTTAACGCTGCGCCGGTAGTTGTAGAAGAAAACCCGCAAGCTCTAAGCAAACTATCCATTCTTGAAGGAGTCGCGGCGGCCCCAGAACCCGCAACCTCAACCTCGAAATTTAACGCCACTCTGACGTTACTTAAAAGTTGATCACTATTTCCCATGTAAGACCTAATTAGATCTCTACTTACTGTTTCCGCTTCAATTGGGGTTACGTCTAAATTTCTAACTAATAGCGCATCTGTTCCGGCGGGGCTGCTATCGCTCCCTGAACTTGATTCTATTTTTGTTTGAATCAGCCTAGATCTTGAAAGTAATGCCACGGCTCAAAAGGATCTTTTTATATGTATCCATATTAGATGCTTTTATTATGGCGGCTTATTACTGGGTTAAATCTCCAACCTCTGTTCTATATAAAACAATGTATTCGCAAGTAGTCACGCCAATTGGTGAATCACCGTCAATCGCCTCGAATGAAACTGTACTTGGTTGAATATCTATCGCCTCGCCTCCCAACGTCAAATCATCCATAATCTTTGAATGCAAACTAATAATCGTATCGTCGGCCTGTTCGTCTGGTACGTCGCCAGAACTTAAAACAGTAACGCTGACAGACAACGACCAATCAAGAGTAGGTAAGGCGGTATTTTGTTCGGGATTGTCTGAACTCCATTCAATAATTAAACTGGGGAGCTGCGAACGTTGAGAAAGTGGAATAGGCCTAGAACGGAAAATGCGCGTGCTAACTCCTGTTGTCCCTGCTAATGCCGTCTTAATTGCGTCTAATATGTCTTCTCTTTTTGAGGCCATTTAAACTTTCTCCAGTGAGATTTGACAAGTAAGGCCGTCTAAATCTTTTTCGTTTGTGCGTACTTTGTAATTAACAGAATCAACGGCGATTGCATCGCCAGCGGCAAGGCTCCCAAAATCCGCAATTTTACAATGAAGAACGCGATCTACAAAAATTACTTGATCACCCGCAACAACTGACGTGGGTTCGTCAAGAATACCGTTTGCAGTAACAGAAGGAGACCCCCCAGTGCATGAAACACCAAAGGGGCCGTCCAACATGCTTGTTATGTCATCAGCAAATGACATGTATTTTATGTTGTGTACTTCTTAGAAGCGTAAGCTGTGACGTTAACGGCTCCTGTTCCCGTTCCGCCGCTCACGGTACTATTTGTTCTTACAAAGCGCTTAAGATCAGAAACGTTTAACGCGATCTGTTCAAAAGCAGCGGTGTTCGCAGCAGTTGTACTAAAGCCACCATTTGTAACGTCCGTATAGGTGCCGCCGCTTGTGTCGCATTCTTGCAACTTAACGGCAAGAGTAACGCTTGCGCCCATTGCTTCAGATGAAAGAACGAAAGCAGCGCTTCCCTCATATCCTTGAAGATCTACACCTGAACCATTAGCGGTTGAAGCAAGAACGTCATTTGGGAGAATGTCAACGGCGGTCCCTTTAGAACC